CGTTTTACTCGTCTTCGGCACAAATCCGATGCGAGCGGGCCGTACTGTAACTGGGACTGTAACGCACTCTTCCGAGTGCGAGACAGCAACAGCGTCGCACCATAAGGGGAACTCCGCAAGGAAGTCCCCCAGCCCACTAACAAGGGATTCACTACACTGCATTGGCGCTGCAAGCTTCGTTCTGAAGCTTGCGACACGCCCAACGACGTTAGTCGAAGCACCGGGCCCGAAAAGAAATGGCATTTCCTCGAAGCTAGGCACAGGGCCAAGGATAGATGCGATTATACGTTGAGCGGTATACAATACACCGCCAACGTCCCATTTGGGACGCATCGTCCAAAGCCGCGTGTTCGTCTCGAAGCACTTCTCTTCTGCTGCAACAAACTTGGCTAATGCCTCGGACTTCCGATTATACCCTAAGTCAAGGAAATCTTGCTTTTCAACAAGAGCCTTGATCTGTCGGGCATAAAGGATATCCTGGACATCCGCCTCGCTCGCCGAAAGGTAGTCGATTTTAAATTCAACTACCTCTCGGTAGGCACCTTTTTGAATAAGGTCGTTAAGACTCTTACTCAAGGGGCCGCCTAAAACAGCACATTCCGAAGAAAGCTCCCGGACGAGGGATAGGGTTTCCCCTACCCCCCGGGATTCGTCGAACCGTTTCATAGCTTCTCCTTATAAAGCCATAAAAGAGGGTTGCGCTGAACTTTTTCCTAGTTCGGCGCCAGCAACTTGATGATCGCTTCGGTAACGGGTAGCACGGAGTTCTTCCATGCATCCGCCGCCGCGTTGTTCGCCAAGGTGCCGGTATTCGTGGTGCTGGATGCACCTTGGAGAATACCGACAAGCATCCGCGTGACATTCGCCCTATCGGCCACAGTTGACCGAGCAGGTGAGAAGAACGTCGCGATACCGACCATGGTATAAGCCACGGCCGGCGGCGCAACGTATCCCGCAGATGTGCCCGACGCACCGAGAGTCTCCATCACGGGGACCTCGAGCTTCGCCGTTACCTTATAGTCTCCCGACTTGACTCGCTCTTGCGAGAGAGTCAGTCTCGGTTGACCGTCCACCGGGACATCCGCCACAGCCGCACGCCAATGAGGGTGCGGAGTGTCGGTGACCGGTATAAGGGTGAACTCTGTCGGAGTTCCGTCGTCTTTGACGAGAAGATTCGTCATTGCGCCCATTATAGGGGCTCCTGTATGTGAAACAAGCCTTGACCAGCAGAGCTGGAATCGATCCCGATTTCTCGGTCGACTTCAATTAACTGAGAGATTGATGGACTAGGGCAACTGCGTTATACAAGTGCGCGGGTGATAAAGCCCGTGGTAACTCGTTAAACGCAGGTCTAGGGACGCTCAGGGAACCACTAGGACTCCGCGACATCGCGAAGTGCTTGTGTCGTAACCCGCTGTCCTTGCGGCCAACGGGAAACGGGGATGTCTTGACAAAACGACATCCAACCCAGGAACCTCTCGTAGTAGTTAGGAACCGTCCCTTAAGCGAGGGGATTATACCCCAAGCTGACAGGTAGGAACCAACTGGTAAGAACCAGTCCACAACGAAAGAGTACGGCACAACTTCCCAGGCAACTGCAGCAGGGTTTGTAAGCCCTAAAGCACGAGCCAAGGGAACGTCCTCGTAAAGTTCCGCAAGGAACTTTATAGAGACGCTTGCATTTGACCAGAGTTCATAGAACCCTGGGCTACTGCTAAGGTCGACCAGTTTCGTCTTTTTCTGGGATGCTCTAAAGCGGTAAACCCTCGGGCCAGTCTGAGCTTCTAAAGCCTTACCGGCTTCATAGGCCTGATCGACCAGGGGGCGCCAGCCATATTGCATTTCCAGCCACCGTCCAGAGATGTCAGAAGCCCGTAGGGGCCGCCGATTATTCCTGGACACGCCCAGAGCGCGAAAAGCATCGGCAGGTCTGCCGCGCTTAAGCGCAACTAAGCCACTCCCAATAGATCGGAGGTTTCTGAGTACTGTACCATAGGTCTTCCCAGCCTCAGCCATGTTTATGGCTAAGTCGAAGGAATGACCCTTGATACGCTCCGCGAGCTTATTTAGCGCGCGAAGCTCATCGTTGTTCGTCCACCCGACAATGGTTTTGAAATCATTGATCGAGCAAAGAGGAACATCGTTGGCGTACCCAAACCCATTCGTCTCTCCTTGTGAGAAACGAGTGTGCGTCATTTGGAAGTCGTTCCATTTGGCTCGGGTTCCCCCTTGCCAAACTTCGTACTTCCCATCGGAACCGGACCACGACTTCGCGGCATAAAGCTTTGAATTCGCGCCCGGGACTCCGACTGACCAACTTCCGGTCGTCATGTCACTTACTCTCCCTTAAGAAGGATCCTAGCAAATCGACAGCCGTAGCAGCCACAATCTTGCACGAATCCGGCGTAAGAACGCAGGACCGTGGGATCGTAACTGTTAACGCCGTAAGGAAGCTCGAGCCAAGTACCAGCCAAACCCAGAAACGGAGTTTCCTCCGTTTCCGGGAAGAGCGGGAGTTGGTGTTGAATTTCCTTCTCATTTCGAGCCCTCGCCATGGATCCTCCTGCTAGAAGAGAAGTAACATTTGCGCCAACTGGCGGCTAGCTGACTAAGCTAGCGACGCGCCCCCA